CGTAATCTGCAACATATTGGAACTTCTCGTGTAAGTTTTCAATCTGTATCGTATCAATAGTAGGTTTGTTAGCCGCATCATCGTTAAATGAAATCATAAATCTACCTGCATTACGAGTACCTGTGAATTTTCTCTCAATTAAATCCTCAATAGTATCTCTCTCTTCCGGAGCTGGAATACCATTGTTCATATTAACCATTACGAGTGGTAAGAATCCATTTTCTATGTTGTTGATATGTAGATTACTCAACTCAGCCTCAACCTGTGAAAATTGTAGTGCAGAAATCCAATCAGGAATACTATAGTAATACTTACCAGGTGCGTAATTCTTAACCCAAAGGATTTCTCTTTTCTCATTTGATGTTCCGAAAGCAGGAATCTTAATCTTTAATTTCTGTGCTTTCATATCAAACCAATCAACACAATAGAAATAATTTTCTATCTTTGGATTATCATATATCTTTTCAGCTCTTAGAGTTTGAACAGGTATGTGATAAAACTTAATTATCTTCGTATGGTCATCGTTCCAAATCACTTGGTATGCACCATTACCATAAAGTTTTAAATCAAAAATTACCCTCTTAGTCTCTTCCTGAGGTAGTAACTTTGATAGCTGGTCAGTAAATGCAGTATTCTTTGTGTATAATCCCTTTCCGAAGATAAGGTCTGATATACCCTCTACGCAAGCTGCATTAGTTGTAGATGTTTGATATGCTTCAGTAACCGCTGGATAGAAGTCATCTTGCATATAAATTCCAAACGGCACCCAATTATATCGAGTTTTTACATCCTCTCTAATTACAGGTACATCCTGTTGTGCTAAGTTTACTACTGAAAAGTTTTGGTATCCTTTGTTCATATTACATTATTATATATTCGTTGTCAGTAATGTGTGAAACATACTGGTCGTTTTGTGTTGTATAAGCTGTGTTGTTAGATTCTGATGTGTAAACCTGAATAGTTCCGTGCCATACTTCAACACTTCCACTTTGTATTGTTGCTCTCCACTCATCACCTGTTCTTGCTCCACTAATAGAAGCTGTAAAACCTAATATGTTCTCATAATCATTAAATGAGTAACCACTAATAGATTGAGAAGTGTTAACCAAAGTGTACATATTCTGTAATTTCAATGAAAGTGCACTACCTGAGTTGATGTCTTCTATTCTAAATGTGTAATTGTTTGAGCCGGTTAAGAAATAGCTAATCATTATCTATTGTTTATCTTATACTTTAACAAAAATAACTATAGTTTTGGTAGTATTAGACATAAAAAAGGGTAATCATTTCCGATTACCCTTCTATGTTTAAATTTATGATTAAAGTTTTATGCTCTAATAATCAAATTAGTTGTTTGTTCCATAAACGATTGTTCCACCATTCAATACTGAAGAAGGAATCGCTGAACCAGTTGTTGAACCGCTGATAAATGATGTCGGTAAAGTTTCTTGAGCTGTAAAAGTTACAGAGTATCCATAAAGGTCTCCTAAACCTGCTCCTGTAGAAATTGTACCTGCTGTTACATCAGCACCATGCGTTTCACCTACTAATAAAGTATCACCGTTGTTAGTCCAAACTAAAATTTGAGGTCTTCCGTAAGCCATTAATTTTAATTGAGTCGACATTTCGTTTGTCAACTTCTTTAAATTTAATGTCAATTCTTGTGAGAAGAATGTTGTACCATTTTCTCTAGAACTGTTTACAGCTTCGTTTAGTGCACTCGTCCCCTTTAATTCATAATAGTACAAGCTACTGCTTAAAGGTAATGCAGTTACTTGACCATTTGCGTTTTTTACGAAAGAACCAGTTGTATAGTTGATGAAGTAAACTCCTTGAAGTCCACCTACACTCTCCTTGCAAACTTCGTTACGTCCCGCGCTTAGGTTACATGCCATTGTGTTTTCGTTTTAATTTTTTCTTTATATAACTGATGTGTATGAGTTAAGGGGAAAGTATTTCTCTCTCCCCATCTCTCAAACTTTTTTATTAGTAGTTCTTATATACAACTAAGTCTTGTCCGATACCGAACTGAGTACCTGCGGTATAGCGCATTATGATACGGAAATTTTGACTTCCGTCTAGGTCAGCCATGTCTAATACTTTCACTTCATTGTAATCAGATAATAAACCTGTACCGAAGTATAAGTTAGAAGATTGTCCAGCTACAATTGCGTTGTTTGCCAAACCTGGACACCATGCTAATTCAACACCTTGGAAGTTCATAGGAACTTGACCAACTGTTACTTGATTCATATATCCGTTAGCGTAGTTTTGTCCAACTGCTTGTTGGTAAGCTTTAGCAACGTTTGTTGGTACGAAGATTTTTAAATCATCTTTACCATAAACAGCTGCAGGAATTGCGTTGTAAACAGAGTTTAATGCTGCAATTACGTTAGTAGATGTGATTGAACCAGAAGCAGAAGCTGTGATAGGAGCAGTTGCACCACCAACACCAACTGAAGAACTCAATGCAGTGTATAAACCACCGAATGAACCGTTAGTTGCTTCAACACCTTGCCAAATAGCAATCTCAGTAGCTTGTGCAACTTGTGCACCTACATAAGATACTAAATAATCCGTGATACTCGCAGGTACGGTGTCAAACGCCGAGTAGCCTAATTGTAATGCTTCCCACGATGTTAAGAAATCTTGTTTACATAATTGAATGTTAACTTGTAATTCTTTTGGAGTAATGATTCTTTCAGTTAATGCTACAGAACCTGTATCACTTACGAAATCACAAGATGCGTTGTTGATTGCATTAGTGATGTCAACTTTTTGAATAACTGATTTGTACTTTACATTTGGCATAATAGTAATATACTTATTATCCAAAGTTTGTGCACTAAAAAGTGCGGCGGAAATATATTTCCCCGCAAATTCTCCGGAGTACGTCGAGGTTACTGTCGGATTAGCGAAATTTTGTTGTTTTCTCATTTTGTTAATGATTTTAATTTTGTTTAGTTATATAATTTAGATAAGAAACTATCTTGTCTGTTTCCAACCTTATTTTTATCTTTTGGTTTGTTGATTGCAGCGAATCTAGCTTCTTCAATTGGAGCTCCATCTAATTTAGGTAAGGCTTCTTCCATATCCTCTTCTATTTCTTCTTTGATTTCTTCCTTAACCTCTTCCATCTTAGCAATTCTTTTTTCCATTTCTTCAATTCTGTAAGCCATATCTTCATACATCTTCTTCATATCAATTACTTCATCTTCACCAGGTAATGGGTCTACTGATTCTTCAACTCCATCTCCAGTTGGTAATGGTTCAGCCTCTGCCATCTTCTCACCCTTTTTAATTGATGGGTCTCCAGGCAATGGTTCTGTTTTAATTGTTTCAGCTTTCAATTCTTCCTCAACCTTAGCTTCCTCTGATGCAGGTAATTCAATATTCGCTCTTTCAACGATTTTACCTTCTTCAGTTTTAACTTTGATTAAGACATCTTTTCCTTCTGAATCTTTAAGAGCCAATTCGTGCTCTCCGTTCGGTGCTGGAGTTTTACTTCCATCTTCAGATACTACATCTAATGCTTCACCCACATCAAATGTAGGAGATTCAACAATTGTACCATCTGCTAATTTAGCGTAAGTAAAGTTAACTGATTGCTTTAATGAAAGCATTGTTAAAATCTTATCTAATACTTGCTTTGAGTTCATAATAGTTTTGTTTTTCATTTTTGTTGTAACTTTAACAAAGTTGTTTTTATTTTTAGTATTTTTTTAGCTTATTACTAAGTTTGATGATGATAAGAATGTATGCGATTTGTATGTTAGTGAAGCTGAGGTATATGTTTGTTCAATACCACCACTTACTGATAATCCTACAGCAGATGATGTTAAGTATGCAATTACTATAATACCACTACCTCCAGCTCCACTTGCTCCGTTATTAGTTCCATCTATATTTCTGAATGAACCTCCTCCACCGCCACCGGTGTTTGCTGCACCTGCAGTACAGTTTGTATTATTTGTTGGTCCACCTCCGTTACCACCACCACCTGGTCCACCTAATCCTGCAGCTGTTGCTTGAGCGTATGTTCCAGCTCCACCGCCACCACCGTAGAATACAGATGAACCTGCTCTTATTGTAAATGCAGACCCACTTCCTCCAGCTCCACCTCTACCATTTGGATATGAACCATTTGGTGCAAAGCCTGCTTGGCCTTTACCACCACCACCGCCGCCACATGCTGTGCCTGTTACATTACCTCCACCATTATTTCCTTGTCCAGCAGAACCACTACCTCCTTGTAGATTATTGTCGGTTTGGCCTCCACCACTTCCACCATTATTTCTAGCTGCATTAAATGCTTGGTCGTATCCAACTCCTCCTCCTCCACCACTAGCAGAAACAATTACGCTTCCACTAATAAATGATGAATCCTGACCTCTTCTACCTGCAGGAGATGCTGAATTGTTAGAACCTGTCGATGCAGCACCAGTACCTACGTTTACTGCGTAAGTACCAACTGGTAAACTAAGTGAGCCAGAGTAAACTACTCCACCTGCTCCACCACCTCCACCTGTTCCACATCCTCCACTACCTCCACCTGCAACAACTAATGTCATTACACTCATTGATGCAGCTGCTGCCGCAAATTGGTATATAAGATTAGAACCAGCGAATGCTGTTTGCACTCGCTGATTCCCTAAAAATATATTTGCTGATGAATTATTTCCTAAGAATACTGGCATAAATTATTTTATATTACAAAGTAAAGTGTGTTTGGATTTGTTGTTCCTGCTGCTATTAAACTAGCCATACTCGCACTTCCTAATGTTACGATAAAGTTAGCATTATTTGAGCCAGTGTATATATCCGTTGCATTGGTTAACAAACTACCACTTAAAGTTAATCCACCACTTACCCATTGTTGAACAGGTGCTGAACCGCTTATTACTACACTACCACTCAGTATTGTACTACCACTTATTGTTTGTGTTCCAATAAATGTATTACTTCCTGTTGTAGCAAATGAACCGGTATTTATAGCTGCTCCCGCGTTTAATGCGAATGATGCAGTCTGTGCAAATGATGAACTGAGAATAGAACCTGTAATCGGTCCACTAACTGTCAAACTTCCACTTATAGATGCATTCCTTTCAACTTGCAAATCAGAGTCTCCGGCACCTTGTATATTCAATCTATATATGAAAGATTGTCCATTGAATCTACCCGCTGATGAAGTAATTGGTAAGTTACTATAGAAACTTCCTTGTCCCTGTGGTGTGTTAACAGCTACAGAGCCAGAATATATAGTTAATGCATCTCCTAAGTTATCTCCTTGTATTAACAATCCTCCATTAATAAACGAACCACCATTTGATGCACTTACAACTAATTTAGCATTAATTGTTTGGTCTCCTACAAATGTATTACTTCCTGTTGTTGCAAATCCTAAAACATTTAATCCTGCAGATGAAGATATAATTCCAGATGGTAATCCAATATATTGTGATGCACTTATTACTGATGCTGTTATCGCATTTTCTACAAATAAACTACCACTTCCTGCTGCACCACCTAATGCAATTATATCTACTCCACTAAATCTAGCTAAACCATTCAATAATAATCCAGAAGATGTGATAGGTACATTACTATAGAATGAACCACTACCTTGCGGTGTTGTAATTTCTACTGAGCCACTTCTAACTGATATAGCAGGGTTTGCAACACTTCCAACAATTACCATAGGTCCAAATGAACCTGTCGATGATAATGTATGCGCCGCATTACTTCCTAATCTAACCAATCCTGCTGCTAGGGATGCAGTACCACCTGCTAAGGTTGCTCCTGCTCCTGCACTTAGTGTTAAAGTTGCTGATGCAGATTGTGCGTTTGCAATAATCTGAGATGAATATGCTACTCTACCACCCGCTGAACCCGTAGCCCAAGTTGATGTTATTTGAGTATTCACAACAGAACCTGTCATCGCTGTAGATGTATGTCTGTTTACACCCGTATTGATTCTACTTAATAGAGTATCTCCTGTTGTATCACTACCACTAAGTGTTTGTAATCTTACACCACTTAAATCTCCTGTCGGTCCAGCTCCTAAACGAGTTACATCAATTGTAGTTGGAACACCACTTGCAGTACTTTCAAATAGAGTATCTAAGTTAGTTACTCCTACTGAAAGGGCAGGTGCTTCAATTTTACCATTGAATGTTGCTCCACTTATAATTAAACTTCCTGTTAATGATTGTGATGTAGAAGATGAACCTGTTGTGATTAAACCATTTCTATCTGAAGCTCCCCCTGCATTTAATGCAAATGAAGCAGTTGTTGCGAATGATGCAGTACCTACAAAATTACTTGCAGTGATACTACCAGTTGAGTACATTGAATCAATGATTACTTTTCTGTTACTATCAACTACTAATCCTATATTACCTCCACCATCAGATAATATAATGTGATTAGATGCCGATGCCGCTGTTGCTCCACCTACTGCTAATCCCCCTGCACTACCTATGTATGTATTACTAGAACCATATATTAAAGATAATCCTGCGTTATATCCTATTAAAGTATTATTACCAACTCCACCAAATCCAAATGCATTTTTACCTGCATACGCACCAACAATAGTATTATTATTTGATGAAACTTCAAATCCAGCATCTCTACCTATTACAACGTTATCTACAGTTGGACTTGGTGCATTTGCTTGAGCACTTCTACCAATTGCCACATTATCCGAGCCACCAGTTGCATCTCTTAATGCCCCATATCCAATTGCTACGTTATTATCACCAGAAAAATTAGATTGTAATGAATTAAATCCTATAGCAACGTTTGCACTACCATTAGAACCAGTATTGATTAACATTCCCTGAACATTCAATCCTTTAGAAGCCGTTACAGCTCCATCTAATGTTGTAGTAGAGTTTACATCTAATCCACCATTAAGTGTTTGTAATCCTGTGAATGTGTTTGATGCAGTTGTTGCGTATGTTCCACTTATGTTTAATATTCTACTATCAAATGATGCACTTATCGTTGTTTGTGATGCAGTGTATGAATTGAAAGAAGAACTATTTAATTTTTCGTTATCAGTTAGAGTTAATGATGCACTTAAAGAAGATGTAGCACTATTGATTGCTCCACTTACATTTGTCGCTGCTGATGCAGTATAAGAGTTAAATGAAGAAGTAGTTAAGTATGCTCCTGTATCAGTTTGTAATGATGAGGTTGATACTACTACAGGTCTATTAGAACTATTACCTACCCATACATATCCATCTATCAATCCAGGTAGTTGTGCAGGGCCTGGGTTTAATACCAATCCTTTTCCACCGTTACCACCTTTGGTTATTACACCTAATAATTGAGTAATTGAATTACTACCAGATGGTAAGTTACTTGAATATCCTCCACCTTCTGCTACATATATTGTTTGACCTGCTACATAGCCTGTCAAATCTATTCCTTCTATTAAACCTAATACGATACCTCTACTATCTTCTGCTGCTCCTATAGTTTCGTATGCTATAAAAGTAACAGGCATTTTAGCGGTTACTGCTGCATCTGCTTTATATACTATTGGTTTAGCTCCTTGTGAACCTGAAATATATAATGGGTCACCTTTAGTTATAGCTTCGCCTGTATATACATCTTCTAAAATAGTATCTAAGTTAGAAAAAGATAAATTACCAGCTCCATTTGTAGATAAGAATTGGTCTACTAAACCATCAGCAGTTGGATAGTTTAATCCACTTGCAGTAAATCTGTTTACGGCATTAACACTACCATAAAGAGTTTGTACATCATCACTAGCATCACCAAATTGGTTAGAACCTGATGAGTAAATTGTAGATGCAGTTTCAAATATGGTTTCTACATATTGGAAAGTACCTGATGTAGCTGTTATAGCTCCACTTACATTTAAATTACCACTTATAATTTGATTACCTATAAATGTGTTACTTCCTGTTGTCGCGTAAGAACCTGTCTTCTCAATTAAAGAATTTACCTTCGCATCGTTAGATGAAGTGTAACTATCAAATGAACCAGTTCCTAATTTTCCGTTTATTGTTAAAGTAGTTACTGCTACAGATTGGCTCAATGCACTAACTGATTGGGATACAGATGATGATACATCCGAACTTGCACTAGCAGTATATGAATTAAATGATGCAGTAGTTAATCTACTATTTATATCGTTTTGTAAAGTACTTGCACTAGCACTCAATTGAGCATCTGTTGCAAATGTATTATCTAATGAACTACTGAATGATTGTAAAGCAGCTACAGAAGAACTTAATCCTAATGTTGTTACTGCTACCGATGAACTTAATGAATTTATATTTCCTTGCAATGTACTCGCACTAGCACTTAATTGTGTATCAGTAGCGAATGTACTATCCAAAGATGAACTAAATTGTTGTAATGCAGCTATTGATGAACTTTGAGCCAAATCAGTTACAGCTACAGAAGAAGATAATGTGTTTATATTGTTCTGTAATGTAGATGCTGATGCAGATAATTGAGTATCTGTTGCAAAAGTTGCATCTAATGAAGAACTGAATTGTTGTAATGCGTTTACCTCACTATCTAATATACCAATAGAAGAACTTAATCCGTTTGTAGTTACTGTCACAGAAGAACTCAATGCAGATACAGAAGCACTTAATTGAGCATCTGTTGCGTAAGTTGAATCCAATGAAGCACTAAATCCTAATAATTGTGCTATTGATGAACTCTGTGCTAAATCTGTTACCGCTACTGATGAAGATAAACTATTAATGTTATCTTGCAATGTAGAGGCCGATGCACTTAATTGAGTATCAGTAGCAAATGTTAAATCTACAGATGCAGTATATGCTTCAAAAGTTGATTTACTTAAGAAGGTATTTACATCCTGAGTTGCTACATTAATTGTTGCAATACCACCTACTACACTAGCACTAATGTTAGAGCCTGTAAAGTTTAA